GTTGGTATAGCGTCTCCTTTCATGTTATCTATTGTTGGACAACAAAGGAAATAGAAACAAGTGAAATCTACACCAGTCCCTGCATTGGTGATCACCGTCGAATATCCGATTTCATCGGTAGCCGTAGTATTCGCAATATTTAGCGAAACCAAAGCACCCTGTTTATCAGTGTCATCTATGGTGCTGCCTTCAACCCATGAAAGGGGATTCACCAATGTGAAATTGCAAGGATTGTAATCGGGTAGGCAAAATTGAACCGAAGGTGCAGCTCGAGCTGACGTTAAAGCCATTCCAGCTGCACCATCTCGTACGTAATAGTACGATCCGAGACGGGAACATTTTGTAGACAGTGAAGCGGTGCCCGCAACACTAGCATTCAGAGTAACTATCCGATTGAGTGCTGTCACACCCCCTGTGTCGGAAAACCTAGTGACACGAATGTCATCTGGGACGACTTTGGGGCTATTGACAGTGAGAGTGTAATTTACGCTCCCTCGAGTGCCCACAAACATACTAGCAACAAATGGAATTGGATGCATAGTGTTGAAGGCAAAATTGTATGATCCAGCAACAAGGTTATCCACAACCTTGCTTGCAGTGGTTGGCCAAGTAAAAGAAGTAGCTGGAACATATCCAGGAGTATAGGGAATGCGGAAAATCCCTTTCCTGTAAATGTTTGTAGAACTGACAGCACCATTGGGTAGTGGTACAGTATCTACAACAGAAGATCGATGCAACAATTTGCGTAATGAAATGACACTTTCACCAAAATTGAGGTGATAACGCTTATCAGACGCATTGCTCTTTTTCCCCACAGTGTGCTCAGAAACATCTCCCTGGAGAGCAAAAAATGAAGGAACATAGAGATCACCACCCGCATTGATCCCTCCTTTTGGATTGTTGAATTCGAAATCATCACCCGCACTTATGTAAAACAACAAAGTTACTGATGTAGTGCTAGGCGCTTCGAGTGTATTGTACACTCGAACCGAGAGAACACCATTATCGGTGGTTGAGACAGGTGGATTAGGTGAACCAAGTGTCCAGCCATCCTTGTCACCTTGGGCATCTGTGATTGCCCAAGCCCGACTTTGGTGGTACGGTATCTCAAAAACAACATCCTGCGTTTCACCAATATCAATGATTTGATTGTAGCAAACATTCAACTCGGGATCTCCTGCTGTCACATCAGATACAGGATCCCAAGAAATTTTCAATCGCCCTTTGTGGTACTTTGAACATACAACACGCATACGAATTTTCAAAGTGCCACGCCAATTGTTGAACATATATGACAAATGTGACAGGGGCGTGTTGTAGTGCCGGTAACCAACAGTAGTGAAAGGAGCTCCCGAAGTCAAAATAGGGAAAGAATCCTTCAATGTTGGTGTAATGCGGGTGTTGAAAATTTGAAGTGATTCAGAATCACTAGTGGACCACACAGTTGAACCAAAGAAGGATTCTTTTTTCTTCAAATAGTTAATGGATAACTCATCTTCTTTGGGTCCACCAAAAGGGGCTGCATCAATAGAAAGCTCAGTTTTTGGATCATAAGCCAACTTTTGGTAGGGCACTGAAATTTCAGCAGTTGCTAGATGTGGTGCCGACATGATGTATCTGGGTTCAACATTAGAGATCACAGGTGGATTTGTGTACCCAAAAACAGAAGCGATAGACGCTACAGCTGTGGCTCCAATTTGAGTTGCACGAGCAAAAGGCCCAAGAATTGGAACTTGCGTCAACATACTGGCAACACAAGCAACAGTTGTGGCCGGTTTTGACACACTACCTTTCCCATACTCGTCACCCTGTAGAGCTAATTTGGCAGTGGCTCCCATGAGTTCAACATCTGTTAACCAGGCAATTGTTTTCACCGTAATGCTCAAAGGAGCTGTCGAAATGGCAACAGCAAGGGGAGCAAATGTGACATACCGCAAAGTCCCCATATTTTGCACATCTGTGAGAGAGGTGATATCCAACCAATTTTTGTGATACAAAAATGGACACTCCATCTCACCTCCCTCATTGGTTTGAGGTGAAATGTAAAAACCAGGCTGCTGCGAATACGGAATTCTCAATGGGAAATCAGAGGTAGTGGTGCGAACACGATTTGGGACAAGTCCTTGCAACGGTGTGTACGCAGTTTTCATCAAACCATATTGAAATGGTGTTGCATTGATGACAACTTTGATGTGAAGTTTTCCTCGAAAAAATGCATAATTGTTTAACTTTGTCTTCACACTTGCGGAATTCATGAATAAACTCCATGGAGTGATTGTTCGAGTCACTCCTACCGGATCAGTGGTACTCCATGAGAAAGTGTCAATGGTGACTGGACGATTCAGGAAAGAACCCAACTGTAAATCCGGTGTTGAATCAATCAAGGCGACAGAGGCATCAGCATTGGATGCCATAATCATATCTCCTGGTGATTCTTCCTGGAAGGTGACTGTTCCCTCCGTCGGGTGCGACGGAGTAACATCACCCTGCAGAA